TTCGTCCTTCATAGGACCAGGCATTCCGCTCATTCTTGCGCAAAAACTTTTTTTACGGCCTTCGTCAGCTTTTGTTTTAGGGTTTGGAGCAGGTGCTTTAAGGTTTGCATTATTTTTTGCATTGTATGCCGCCCTTCCTTTAGCGGTCATGCCCGCGCCAGCTTCGGTGGGTTTGTAGTTTTTACCCTTACCGGTGGTGGTGCGCGCAATTGGTTTATTAGTGGTTTTTGGCATTATCGGCCTCCACAAAACAGACATCTTTCCAAGACATCACGATCAATTCCTCGCCGTCAATTTCAAATCTAGGGTAAGACAAATAGTCCTCCGCGCCCCCAAATCGGATTCTCTGGCCTATTTCTATAGGATTAGGAATCAACCGGCCTTTTTTGTCAATCTCGCCAGGCCCCACGGCCAATACCTCGCCGATATTGGGTAGTTCATCCATGATGACTTCAATCACCTGGCTCTTAACCCGCTCAACGGGTCTTACAACGATTCGGTCACGCAGCGGTCGTATCATTTTTCTTGCGCCTTTTGGGTGCTGGAGTGGCTGCCAATTCCGTGAATATTGGCTGCGGAGGCACCACGACTTGGTGTTCTCCGCACCACATCCCAGCCTGTTTGGTTACTGTTTCAGGGTAGCGCCGGCAATGGCCGAACTGCGTACCCTGAAAAAACTGGCAATTTCCGCAATTCACTTCTGGTACATTTCGCCAGAATTGTTTGTACCCATCTTGGTATCGCGACCTTTCATGGTAATTTTCTCGCCCATTGGCTTGTTTTTGCCTTCTTGCATCACGGCGTTTTTGGTTTTTTCTTTGCGACCAGGATTATCGTTGCAGTCTTTTGGGCAGTTAAATGTGTTCATTTTTGGGTTCCTTATGAGAGTTGTTGCAGTTTATACAGCAAAGAGTCGATTAAATCGGTAATTTCGTCAATAGTATTCTGTAATTCGGTGTCTTTTGGCAAGTGTTTACGGTTTTCTTTTACATACTTTTGTAGGGCTTTAAAATATTTGATGGGGTCTTTTTCTATCTCAAATTCTTCTTCAAAATCGCCTACTGGGCCATACTTACCCATCCAAGATTCAACCAGTTGGTCTACAAGGTCTGGTATGGCGTTATAGTATTTTGCCAAGGCCTTATGCTGCGCATAGCTTTTGGTCTGCCAATGCTGCAAATGAGCGCAGGTTGCAGAGTTAAGTAATGCCAGCGAGAATGCTTCGATGTCTTTCATAATTCCTTCAAACAGTACATATTAATGACCTTCGGCCCTGTCATTTTATCTGCTTTTGCGCCTTTTGTAGCAACAATTTTATTCTGTTGATGCACTAATTTCCATAATACCGCTTTAATAGAATGGGGTTTGGCCAGCAGTTCTTTTGCAATCTCAGCTTGCGTAATGTTGGGTTTTTGCTCAAGCAAGGACAAAATATCTTGCGCAAGCCGTGGTCGGCGTTTCATCTTTTTCATAATAAACAGTTCCCTATAAAACCTTTACTTTTACCATACCGCCCTTTTGCTGGCTAAATTTGTATGTGCAATTAATTCGTTTGTCGTTAATCTTCCAGGCATCGGCCAGACCGTCTTGACCAGCTTTAAATGCTGCAATCATATTGTCTTGATCTCGCGCCCGGTTATCTGGCTGGTAAAACTCAACTTCCAAATAAATAGGGCCTTCTTCCGGTATTGGCTGCGGATGCTGCATAGCTAGGATGCGGACTGCAAACCGATACTTTTTCTTGGCAGCTGCTTGCGGAGCCCAATGCCCAGAATAATTGGGGCTTAGTTCTTTAGGCGGCCAAGGCAGGCTAAGTCTATCGGAGGAGTTTTTGGATTGTGTCATTGAGTACCGTTAGTTCAGTTTGTTTGGTTGCATTCCATATGGATTTGCGACCATGAATGCCGTTATGGCTGCCTTGGTGGCAATCCTTACAGAGCGGAATACAAAGGTATTGCAGGCCTTGTTCTATGTGGTGGGCATCTGAGGGTTCAGACACGCCACAAACGCCACAGGGCAACGATTTAACGCGTGTAAGGTGATTTCTTTGGGACGCAGTCAGTTTGTTATTCAAAATTAATTCCAAATTATTTAACCGTTAATGTGCATTTATCGCCAACCGCTTTGCGTTCAACAGAAACCTCGCAAACATCAATATTTTTAAGTTTTTTTGCAATAAAAAAGCAAAGATTTTCAAGTGTTGGCGGCCCCAAATCAGGAATTTTGTCTAAAAATTCATGGTCCAGAGCATAACGAATGGCATCTACGGCGTGTTTAATATCGCCAAAATCCCTAACCATACCGTTTTCACCTGGCTCGCCCTCTATAGAAATGCTGGCATGATAGGTATGGCCATGTATGTTTTTAGATTTTAGATGGTCGTAAACATTGACCGTTCTGTCTAAGGTGTGCGCCGCATCAAAAAAAAATGTTTGAGTTAACTTCAAAATAAACCATCCTGTTCTATTTGCATAAAATTCCATGTTGCTGGTGCATTTTGTGACTCAATTCTCGCCCGCATAACTTGCGCCCTAGCCTCTTTGGTGGGCGGTGGATAGTTACCATTTTTCCAATGTTTATCAATTCCTACATTTCTACCAATATTGGTGCTATCAGTTGAACTAAATGGAAACCTAGTAAAAACGGCGGGGTCAAGCATTCTAAGTCCATGCAGTTTGCAAATTGGCCTACCCATATCATCACAAATAACCCGCATTGCTGCGCCCATCCTAGACCACCAAGCAGTTGTGCCAACCGTGGCATATTCACCAGAACTGCCCAAAGAAACCCGTACATAGGTATTGGCCAGCTGCTCAAGTCTTTCAAGGGATTCATGCAAATGCCATACCGGAGAGCCAAACCAATGCGGTAATGGGCAATCTTTTAGCAAAGCATCGTTGTCCGATTCAGTACCGTCAATAACATCGGGAATCACGGCAAAATCGCACGATGGCACTTTTTTAAGATTTAATGCCCAATCGTAAAACTGGGTCCAATCTTTCATGGGTTTTCCTGATTTCCAGGCGCTAAAGGCACCATTGTCTAAAGCAAACGATTGGCAAACTTCTATGGCCGTCCCAACCTGGTCAGGGTGCGCAAACGACACAAATGCGTGACCTGCTTGTACTGCATAGTTAGCAACCGTGGCCGGGGTTATTGGTAAGCCGTGATAATGGATCATGCGGCCTTGACCGATCCGCGCAATACCGCAGCTTTAAACAAATACGGCTGGTCAAACTGGCTCTCCAAAATGCCTAATTCTTTGCCTTTGGCCACAATTCCGGGCCATGTCTCATGCCATTCCTTGCCGTCAACCACACCAGGCAAGGTCACTTTTAATTCGTCAGACCACCGCTCTTGGCGTAACCATGTGGCGGGATAGCATACGAACTGGCCATCATTCTTGCGCCATTGGTCTGAGCGGATTTGTTGCCGAATAGCGTCCAACAGTTCCGGCAGAGGCGGGCGAATACCCTCAGTTTGTTTCCAAGCCTTACGCGCATCGCCCTTGGCCACACGGCGTGGGTAGGTTTTCCAAAATTCTTCAAAGTCTGTCATTTATCCCTCAACCAAATAGCTAAACAAGCCAAAATAGCAACAACCAAAATAAACCACGAAAAGTCCATTAATGACGGGGTTTGAGCAGAATAGGCAATCATTCATCGCCCCGCTCACGAATAGCCTTGGCTATGTCCTCTTGTTCCATGCCCTCAAACCAGGACATCTCAGCGACCTTGGCGCATTGTTCGCGTTCATAGTCAGCTGCTCGTTTAATGGATTGGATTAACTGGTCCCTGGCAATGCCTCTAAATTCTTCCAGCAGGTTGTTTGCAAAGCATTCCAACTGTGATTCGGTGGCCGACCAATTTTTTTTAGTTCTTACCATTCCGCATTTAAGGGCAACTTCTTCTAGGTCATCTAAGGTCATATTGTTCTCCTTGTTGCAGAGAATAAATGATTAAGAAATAGTTTGCAAGGCAGTTTTTAGTTTCTATTTCTTTTTGCCATAGATTACCCAAGGGTGATAGCCATGATCACTTTAGCACCAGCAAAGATTAGTAAAACAATCCAGCCTATGCGCCCCATAAGGCAACGATTCATCCTAGCCTAAGTTGTCTATCACCCATGTCTTAGGCTAGTTCCGCAGTCCCTCGTTGACAGGCTGCTCCGGTAATCTGGTGGTGAGCCGATACCGTATCTACTGTTCCGCGCAGCCGATGTAGGCTCTTAATAACGCTCGGAGTACGGTCAGCAGGCAACAAAAAACCCCAAA